ACAAATCCAAGGGCAGAAAATACTGTTATAACAATAAGCGAAGAAGCTTATAATTTTTATAAAAACCACTTTGACAATATAACATCATTTACAAGAGATTATACAAACTGGAGACCTTATGAACATTGAAATTATTAGCATTAACAAAATCAAACTAAACCCAAGCAACCCACGAACAATAAAAGACGATAAATTCAATAAACTTGTAAAATCAATTAAAGAGTTTCCAGAGATGCTGAAAATCAGACCTATTGTTGTAAATGATGATCTTGTTGTCTTAGGCGGTAATATGCGTCTCAAAGCCTGCAAAGAAGCAGGATTAAAAGAAATACCAATCATTAAAGCATCTGATCTAACAGAAGAACAGCAAAGAGAGTTCATAATCAAAGACAATGTTGGTTATGGTGAATGGGATTTTGCACTATTAACAAACGACTATGACCTCGATCTGCTGACAGATTGGGGTCTTGATATGCCTGATATGGACAATGTAGATAATTTGGAAATTGACCAGAAGCCGAAAAAGCTGTCAGATAGTTTTATAATCCCTCCTTTCTCTGTCCTTAATACTGCACAAGGAATCTGGCAACAAAGAAAAAACTGGTGGCTAAACTTAGGAATAAAAAGCGAAGAAGGCCGAGACGCAAAATTGTTTTCAAAGGGCTGTCAACCTCCGGCATTTTATAATATTGTAAATGAACTAAGAAGTAAAGGCTTAGATTGCTCATTAGACGCAGCAACTAAAGAATGCCAAAAAAGGGGTATAAAATTATTTGGAGACGAAAACGGATCATTTTCAATATTTGACCCTGTATTATGTGAATTATCTTATAAATGGTTCTGTATAGAAAGTGGTAAAATATTAGACCCTTTTGCCGGTGGATCTGTTCGTGGTATAGTAGCGTCAATTCTTGATTATGATTATTTTGGAAATGATTTAAGAGCTGAACAGATTGAAGCAAATATTATAAACGCTAAAGAGGTATTGCCAGATGGGAAAAAAATGCCTAAATGGACAGTGGGCGACAGCCTGAATATTGATAAAATAGCAGGAAACTATGAGGCTGATTTAGTGTTTTCATGCCCTCCTTATGCAGATTTAGAGGTTTATTCTGATTTAAAAGAAGATATTTCAAATATGTCATATAGTGAGTTTTTGAATATATACAGACAAATAATTAAAAAATCATGCGATCTTCTTAAAGATGATCGTTTTGCCGTTTTTGTTGTTGGAGATGTAAGAGATAAAAACGGTGCATATAGAAATTTTGTATCTGACACAATACAGGCGTTTATTGATTGTGGACTGATGCTATATAATGAAATGATACTGGTAAATAATACTTCTTCTTTGGGTATAAGAGCAAGAAAATATTTCCAATCAAGAAAAATTGGAAAACACCATCAAAATGTATTAGTTTTTTACAAAGGTAACCCAAAAAATATTAAGAATATTTTTAAAGAAATTGACTTGTCTTATCTTGACGAATATATGGAAAATACGGAAGATGTTGAATAAATGTCAATAATCCCTTTCACAATAACACGCAAAGTTTTTAACCCTGTATTTCTTAAATATTTAGATATTCAAAAGAGATACAGGCTTTTTTATGGTGGAGCCGGCTCCGGAAAATCTGTTTTTGTTGCTCAAGAAATTTTAATCAAATTGTTTCAGGGCGGGCATAATATCCTCGTGGTTCGTCAAACATCGAAGTCTAACAGACAGTCAACATTTGCACTATTAAAGCAGATAATTTCAAAATGGAACATCCCAAAAGACTGGATCTCAATAAACAAAACAGAGATGACTATCACTAACACAGTGAACGGATCTCAAATCGCTTTTGCCGGCCTTGATGATGTCGAGAAATTGAAGTCTATCACTTTTGAAAATGGAATCTTGACTGATATATGGATTGAAGAAGCTTCTGAGGTATCTGAAAAGGACTTTAATCAGCTTGATTTAAGGCTCAGAGGATTGGCAAGCGTACCGATGACAATTACAATGACATATAATCCTATTGATGTCAATTTCTGGGCAAAGAAACGCTTTTTTGACCGTGTTAATGATGATTGTTTAATTTGCAAAACAACTTATCTGGACAACCGTTTTATTGATGAGCAGTACAAAAAAACATTGGAGAGACTGAAAGAAATTGATGAAGTCTATTATAATGTTTATGCCTTAGGTGAATGGGGCGTTTTGGGGAACCAGATTTATCACAATTACAAGATATATGACTTTGATGTCAATGATCCGAAATTTAAAGATGTTTGCATTGGCGTTGACTTTGGATTTAATGCACCTTCTTCCGCTTTGAAGTGTGCTTTTTATGATAATGAAATTTATATCTTAGACGAAATATATCAATCAGGGTTGACCAATTCTGAGCTGATCGAGGAAATTAAAAAACAAATGACAACTGGATTTCATGTCATAGCAGACTGTGCTGAACCGGACAGGATTGAAGAATTTAAAAGAAGTGGTTTTTGGATTGACGCTTGCTCAAAGGGTGATGGTTCTATCAAATCAGGGATTGACTGGTTAAAAGCCCACAAGATACATGTTCACCTGTCGAACTGTCCGGAGACTGCAAGAGAATTACATTCATACAAATACAGGGAAGATAAAGACGGTAATGTGCTTGATATGCCTGTCAAATTCAATGATCATGCCATGGATGCTCTAAGATATGCGGTTGAATACTGGCGCTCAAATTATAATGTGCAATTTAGTTTTGATTCTGTAGAAAGTTATGAATATGAAACTCAAAAATGGTATTAAAAATCTTTCTCATACTCCGCTCCTAAATCAAAAGCCACCTTTTCAGGTGGCTTCTTCTATTTATACAGGCTTCTGACTTATTGGAGGATCAATGTCATGTTCCTGTGCTTTTTCTTTCAGGTAATCATCAAGCGAATTAAGCGGACTATATTGAAATCCATCACCCGGTTTTGTATCTTCCAGATCAGATTTATCAAGATATTCACTCCCTGATTTCTCATAATCTAAACCTTCTTCATCCAGTTCCTTTTCAGATAATGACACAACTGTTGACCGGCAATTGAAATGGTTTGGCGGATAGTATGTTGACCAGAACGGATCATCTGACCGGAACACTTTGCCGTCTAATGTATTGCACAATTCAGTTTCACGCCCATCCATAACGGTTAAATATTGCCAATAAGGGAGATTTGCTTCTTTCTGGGCTATCATTCTGCCACGAGAGAAAGCAGTCATACAATTAGTCCGGATTACTGTGTCAAGATGCCAATTTGCAAGCGGATTGTCTCCCCTGGATTCAAGAACGGATTGAATCACATCACCCAGTTTTTTAGGATCAAAACCCTTATCCATTTGCTTTGAAAATTCTTCTTTAATATCATTAAGAGTTTCAATTGAGTTGACATAGGATATTGTGAACGCTTTGCCTGCGTATTCTTCTAATTGATCATAGAATACAAGTGCATTGACTGAACGCATTCTGGAAAAATACTTTTCAGCCTGTTGATAATCCATGTCAAAAGAAAAATCAACAAAACTTTCAGCATTCTTTTTTACTTTCTTTTTTTTAGTATTGTCTGTATATCCCAAAAAATAGGAGTATGTCAGAACCTTTGTTAAAAGCCTTTCATACTCCTTGTTACGGGGGAGTTCTTCTTTTGTCAGGAGTGAGAGGTTTGAGCCTGACTTAGAAAAAAAATCATATAAAGATAAAAAGACAGACTTATTCTTTTCAATGATTTCATCTGTCTGATCAATGACATCATCTGTTTTCAAATCCTCCATTAACTGAAATATTGAGTTTTTTTTTTAACCTCTGAATTGAGGTTCTCAAACGGATTGCTTGACCTTTCCTGTATAGTGAAATGATCCTCTGGCAGTCCATAGTTTTCTATGAAATATTGAGGCGTAAATCTGACTCCAATATCATAAAGCATCTTGTCACGGGTTGCCTTCTCTTCTAATAATGTTGGCACTTTCAAAGAAAATGTAGGATAAACACGGTCAGAGAAATTGAAGTTGACTAAAGGCTTGATCAAGTCTCGGTTGATTGTATCGCAAACCAGATCAATTGACAGACTTTGAAAATCTTCCCTGACTGAGTTCTGGACTTTCGCTTGAGCATAAGAACCGGACCCGGTTGACTCGGTTGTGAGCGTTTGGCCTACAACCGTTTTAGATATTGATTGATCACACACCTTTATAATTCGATCAAAAGCTTCTGGATTGTTATTACTTGCCTCAATAAACTTAATATCTGATCCCATTGGCATAGTCCCGATTGAAGCCCTGCCAAGTGATGCAAGCGCCTTATTTAATGCTTTTTTTGTCTCTTCGTTGTGATAATATCCCCAAAGCATTGGCATTGCAACAAATTCATTAAAATGAGGCCAGTCTTTAAACATTGCTGAGTACTTGACACATATTACCGGAGCC